TTGGTTTCTCATGGAAGTTATCAATCGTCTCATGTCTATTGATCTGAGAGATGAAGTATTTGAATTTACCATTAGATTCTCTAATAGGTACTACTTTCAGCATACAGCGGATAACAGCTTGAGTCTTTGTGATGTAAGACTTCTCCATAATGTAGCTATCCTTTACTCCTGCTACGAGAAGTTGAGACTCTGCTTCGTCTGCCCTACGATCAGTGGGGAGAGTTACATCTTGAAATCTTAGTTCCTTCAGTTCCGTCTCAGTATAGCCTAGCATTTCACATAGAGCAGGGTTGACGAAAGAAAATCTTCCGTCTTCTTCCACAACAGTCAGACCAACAATAGCGTGATCCCAGAGTTCGTGAAGGATTTCAATCCTTTCTTCGGAAGTCATGTTTGATTGAACTACCAAAACAAAACTCCGTCTGTATTATGATTCATCTCCGTCTGATGTTAGAGAATCCAAGTCTAGTGAGTCTAGGATATCCGCTAGTTCTTGGGTAATGTCTTTACCTGAGCGAACTTCTGCACCGAGATCGAGTTTCTCTTCGCCTTCCTCCTCTTTGGATTCGGCGGTCATGGCTGCGTCATCACCTTTTTCGGACTTGTCTTCCTTTTCGTCATCTTCGTCCTTTTTGGCTGCGCCTTTCTTCTTCTTGTCACGAAGGTTCTTTAGATCCTCGTCATCAATGTCACCGTCTTTGTCGGTGTCCATCTCTTTCGACTGCTCAGGTGAGAGCTTCTTCTCTTGGACTACTTCTTCCTCTTCGGATGATTCGTCTTCCTCTTTGACGGTCTTCTTCTTGGCCTCTTCTTCGCGCTCCTTCTTGAGTCGCATACGCTCTGCGTAATCTTTACCTTGGGAAGCTACAACATCTTCATAGCTTTCACCTTCCTCCAGAACTTCGTCTAGAGAAACAAACTCTTGTGTGGCAAGGTTTACGCCAGCCTTACGGAAGCTCTCAATAATAACATCTGCTACATCAAGAACCTGTACACCGCCCTTTCTCTCCATAAGGGTACTCATCTCTGAGAGAACATCGCCAAGGATTCCGCTTTCGCACTCCTCTGAGAGCATACCAAAAACCTCTCCGTGAATCTGTGATAGACCTTTGAAGGAAGGAACAAACTTTAGGCTTTGTACATTGACACCGTACTTCTCATTGAGGGTTGAAGTTACAGCATCCTTCATGGGCTTCTTCATTTCAAAGAGATCGTTTACAAAGTCCTTGATTTCCTTCTGGGTGATTGTGCCAGGATCGTTGACCTCAAAGGTTGACTCCATAACGCGAACAAGCTCTGATTTGTTTGCTAGAGCTAGGTATGGGATCTCTTTGACAGCAGCAATCAGAGCTTCGTGAATCTTTTCGGGCTTGGCATAGATTGTGGAAGCAAGGTTCGCAATAGAACCATTAGATGCCCACATAGACGCAAAGCTCTCCTTAGACTCAAGAAGCTCTTTACGGATAAGTTCCTTGTTGCAAATCATCTCATAAAGAGTCTTGTTGTTGTTAGGTTCAACAACAACCATCTCATCAGTGAGAGATTCCAACTGAAGTCGTGGCATATCATAAGCCTGTGAGACCCAAGCAAGAAGGCGTAGACCCTCCATAATCTTATCGTTCTCAAACAGAGCTTCTGAGTTCTCTGCTACGAACTTCTCAAAGATAGGCAGTGCCTCTTGGAACTTATCCCAGGTTTTAGTTTCAACGATATTATAGGTTTCACCAAAGCGTGAGAGCTTCTTCTCTAGCTTACGGCGAGTCTCATCGATACGACCACGAACGGTGAAGGTATCCATGAGAGATTGGAAAGCATCTTCAGCACCATCATACTTGCTTTCATGCAGAGAACGAACAAACTCAGACACGCCATTTGATGCTTGTTCATCAATCCGCTCATCTGAGTAAATGTCTTCGATCTCGGTAACTTTGAAATTCTCTAGAACGACTTTATCGTTCTCATAATCATAGCTACATTCAATAAGATGATTCTTCTCTGAGATAAATGAAATCTCTGATTTTGAATCATCAATGCTAAAAATGACAAGGTTCTCTCTGAGTCTACGACCCAGGTAGTCGGCTGCTTCATTTAGGGAGACGAAGCTCTTGTCACGGGAAACAAAAATGTCGTTGAAATCCATGATGGTGTTTATTGTATATAGATTTTGTAAAAAGGGGTTTAGAACTATTTAGGGGCTGGTTCGGAGGGAGGGGTTCCGTCTGGAGGCATTTCGACTGGCTCTTGGTTAGGAAGGGGAGCTTCTGGGCCTGGAGGTTGCATCTGCTCTTGTTGCTCCGCCTGATTCTCCATTTGCTCTTTCATCCCTTCTTGAACGCGGCGAACATCGTCTTCATTCATGTCGAAATAGTTTTCGTATATCCAAGAGTCTGGGAACAACTGAAGAGCTTTCAGGGACTGAACGGTTCTAATTTTCTGTTCGTCTAGCTCCAGTCTGCGCTTCTCAGACAGATCAGACGGAGGGGCCAGAGTAATCCTTACAGCCTTATAGACAGACTCTGGGACATCCTTCAACTCCAAGTGACGCTGAACAAGAGTGTTCAGGCCGACCTCGATGTCTCTTTGGACACGAATGATTGTTTTGGCAAACTTCATGTCAAGCTGGCTTAGGTTTGCCTTTCTTTCCGGGGACTTATCCTTTTCGACAATGAAGTCCTTTGGAATCTTCATAGCCGCAAGAACCTTATCGCGGAAATAGCGAACATCGTCAATATCACCTAGATTCTGCGCTCCTGGGAGAACATCGATCTTACCGCCCTTTCCGTTGCGTACCGGGACATAGAAATCCTCATCGGGGGCTGTAACATTGAATTTGGAGTCTGGCTGATTATTGGACTGGCTGAAGAAGTCCTCCTTCTTGAACTTAGCCTTTTGGCGTTCGATAAATGCCTCAATCTTGGATGAGGGCATATTACCAGTCTCAAAGTAAAACACGCGGCGTTCTGGTGCGCGGTGTAGTCTGTAGATAAGCATAGCGTCCTCTACCATTCGTAGGGACTTCCATGAGCGTACAGCGGGAGCCAAGACAGACTTCCCATAGGGATAATAGTTAGCGTCTGAAGTAAACAGACGGAAGTGAACAAGTTGGCTTGGGTCAAGATCTATCTTGGACTGCGGATCTGCTGTACCCATCCCGTAGGCAGAATCCATCATCCCGCCCTCTTTAGAGGACGGAACTTCCTGAACAAAGCCTCGTAGGTATCCATACTTGTCTTCCTTGCGGTAGACATAGTTGGGGTTGAGGATTTTGATTCTCTGAATACCAGCCTCTTCGTTGTTTACATCGACAATGTTTTCTACGAAGCAGTCTCCATATTTTACTACATTTCGGCTGATATCCCAAATGAAGGTTTCCAACTCGCAATCTGCGATCATCTCCTCAACCATTGCAAGAACGGCGTCATCAGGAGTATCAATCTTGAATAGGCTTCCACCTAGATGCTCCTGTGTGCAATCATCTGCATAAATGTCTAGCGATGCACCGATCTCTGGAAACTCCTCCATTTGCTCGTAATCACGGTAGCGTCTCTTTCTGTGATACTCAAGCTGGGGGAGAGTGTTGTACCTTTTGCTAACACCCATGCTCGCGCCAGTTTCATTGGCGGTTGGAGTTTCATGGGTAGCAGCGTCACCTCTTAGTGGAGGTGCAGGAGGTCTGCCCGGACCCTGAAGCTGCTGCTTCTTTCCAAACCTACGACGGAACCACGCAGTAAAACGACCAGGAGGCGGCGCACCCTGAGCCGCTTGGTTTGGTGGGAATTCCGTAAAGGATTCGTTTAGATTATCTTTGTCGTTTATATCCATTTCAGATACTCTTTCATCAGGTCTTTATTGGGGTTCGCTGTTGTTGGCCCCATGAGCGTCCATTCCTGCTTCTTATCTAGTCTTTCCATGTCAGGCAATGAGTCTTGAATATCCTCCATTAGGAAGGCTGCGAGAGCGAGACTCATCACCAAATCGTCGTGGTGTCCCTTCTCCGCTTGTAGCTTTCCTGAGTTTGAGATGATGAAGGTAGAAAGCTCATCAAAAGTCCGCTTGGAGTTGATTTTGAGCTTTGAGTTGGCTAGTTTGTCCTGGAGGTAGGTCATAAGGGTTTCCTTGTTTTTATTGTTTACGAGGAAGCCAAACTCTCCTTTTTCATCTAACCACATATTGTCGTACTCGTGATCCTCAAATAGGCAACGAATAAGCTCTAGTCCCAGAACATTTCTTTCTGGGGCCACATATGCTAGGTTATATCTATTTCCTTCTTGAGCAATATATTTTGCAAAATCAGGTAGGCTGACGGTATTGCTGTAAAACTCCGCACACTGCTCTCCTGTATAAAGGTTGATAATATGGAAGGCTGAGTGATCTCGGCCTCTGCCGTAAGAAGCATCGGCAGTAATCATGTATTGAGCATATGGTTCAGGGTCTTTCCAGACTCGCATCATCCGATAATACTTCTCATAGTATTCTGAGCTAGTATGGTCACGAATCTCTCTTAGCACATCTGTTTCAATGAAGGTATCACCAGTACCCAGGAACTCACCTTCAACCTCTTGTAGCCAGCCCTTTTCTCCTAGGTTAGCTCGTGTAACCTTCGCCCACTTATCATCATAGTCTGGATGCTCTTGCCAGTGAATTCTAATAATGTGGAACTCGTTCTGCTCTAGTTCTGCTTTTCTATACAGATCATAGTATAAATTACCCATACCGTTTACAGTGGAGATCATTACAACCTCACCACCAGTTGATACGGTAGGATAGACTGCTTTCCAGTAATCTTCCATTCCGTCAATGAAAGCAGCTTCGTCAACAATCAGGATTGATACTGGCTGACCTCTACCCGCCCCTGCTGGCTGTGATTTGATCACACTACCAGTTGATAGCTTTAGAGTATGTTGATTTTCCTTGATTGCCTTTGGCTTTAGCCACGCCGGAAGGTCGTGGTACATTTCCTTAGCTCTATCCAGGAAGTCTGTGGATTCGCGCTCACCAATCGAGACTACAACAATGTTCTTGTCCTTCTTGAAGATCGCGTACCACAGGGAGTACGCAGCGCAAATAGTAGTGATTCCAGCCTGACGAAACTTACGGGTAATAGAAAACCTGTTCGCCATAACCTCCCGTAAAAGTCTTTCTTGAAATCTGTATAGATTGAAAGGGATGCGACCTTTA